ACGTTTCCACCCAAAACCTGAAGAAGTACAATGTTCAGATCCAAAAGAAGAACCGGATTTTATTAAACCACACTTTGGATTAAGATTATTCCCAGTATGGCATGTTGGAACAGATTATCTACATGAAATTGGTAAAAATTGGTTCGATTTTTTAGAATCAAAAGGAGTTAAATTCATATGGGAATCTAAAGTAATATCAATTGATTTTGATCTTGATGAGTTAAAGTATGTAGGATCACCTATTAGTGAAGTAGTAAAATTACTTTCATATAATAGACTTATATTTGCAGTTGGTAAATCCGGTATTGATTTTGGTAAACAATTAGCAGATGAATATGAATTACCAACAGAACCCAAACCAGTACAAGTAGGTGTACGTTTCGAAGCTCCACAGCATCACTTTCAAAAACTAATTGATATATCATATGATTTCAAATTATATCGTAAGTTTGAGAAAGAAGGGGTATCACTTCGTTCATTTTGTACTAATAATAATGCCGCTTACGTAGCAGTTGAAGAAACATATGGTAATCATTCATATAATGGTCATGCTAAGAAAGACGAGGCATTTAGAAACAATATGACTAACTTTGGTATATTAATGGAAATTAAAGGTATAGATGAGCCATTTCAATGGGCTCGTGATTTAGTAAATAAGGTACAAAAATCTTCTACTGGATTGTATTATAGCCCCACTCGTAAACCCTCTACAACTTCTGAAGGTGAAGATGTAAGCGCAGTTCAAATTAACGAAGAAGGGATGGGTGAAATCAGAGATGCATTTCATGGTTATTATTCATATATTGATGATTTTATTGAGGGTTTAAAGAAAGTATTTCCTACATTAGGGGATGATTGGGGTGTTTACGTTCCTGAAGTTAAATATCTTTCTCCTGAACCTTTGGTTAATTATGATAATTTATCATTAAATAAATTCCCAAATGTTCATTTTGTAGGAGACGCATTATCTGCTAGAGGAATTACAGTCTCAGGAGCGCAAGGAATATATGTTGCTGAATCTATACTTGGAGAATTAAAATAGATTTCGTATATTTACATTATAAATAAAAATAAGTTATGAAAATAGGATTTACCGGGACTCAAAGCATTGGCAAAACTACACTAGTAAATGCTCTTAAAGAAACTCCAGAGTTTAAAGATTATATAACTAGAACAGAACGTTCTAAAAAATTAATGAAGATGGGAGTTCCATTAAATACCGATTCTACATTGAAAGGTCAAACATTATTTTTGGCTGAACGAGCTAGAGAATTAATGTGTGAAAATATTATTACAGACCGCACTGTCATTGATGTTATAGCTTTTTCTAATGCTTCAAAATCTATGAGTTACTTAGATAAAGAAGATTTTTCAAATTATGCTAAAAACTTAATATCCGAATATGATCATATATTTTATGTATCTCCTGAAGGAGTACAAATAGAAGATAATGGTGTTCGTGAAACTGATTCTGAATATAGGGGTTTAATTGATTTTACTATTAAAAATATTCTTACACTTTACAACCATAAAATAAAAAATCTCCACACTATATCAGGTAGTACTGAAAGCCGTATAGAACAGGTTAAAAGAGCAATTTCTTTGTGATATTTATAACAAAAACATAAAATGAAAAAATCTGAAATAAAATCATACCTTAAAGGAGAAATTATCGAAATATTGTCTGAGGAATCAGCTATTGATATTCAAGGTAAAACCAAAGCACAATCTGAACTAAATAAGGAATTAGAAAAAACTAAAGAATTGACTAGTGAGGCATTCTTATATCCACCTAAAAGCGACCAACCCTTAGGTAAAGAAGTTAAACTGAGAGAAGATGATGATGATGGTGAGGAAATGGATGATGATGCTATGAATAAGGCAGCGATAAAAGGAGCTAAAAAAGGAGATCCTATTTCTAAAATGGCAGATAAGTTAGGTGAAACTACTCGTGAGATGAAATCCATAGTTAATAAATATAAGGAAGCAGTTGAACCCGAAAAATCAAAATTAATAGCTCGTCTAAAAGAACTTACAAAAATTAAAAAAGAAATTGAAAGCCTTCTCTAATAATATTCAATCAATAATTATTGTAATTTTAATTATTGTATTACTTTTCCTACAACTTTGTGGGGTGGGTAAAAACACCACTTCCAATTCTAATTCAAATATAATAAAATCTGATACTATAATTCAATTTGATACTTTAATAGTTGAAAAGACAAATTATATACCAACATGGAAAACCCGAACTAAAACTCAATGGAAAACTGATACTGTCCTTGGAAAAACTGATACCTTAAAAATCTTAGGGGACTATTTTTCTAAATATTTTTATTTAGATACTATTAATTTAGATAGTTTAGGGTATGTTATAGTAGGAGATACAATTACTAAAAATAAAATCCTATCAAGATCAATAAATTCACAAGTTATAATCCCTACAACAACTATTACCAATATAGTTTTAAAGAATAAAATAGAATTTTATGTTGGTTTAGGGATAGTTGGAGGGGTGAATCAACTTAATTATATTGGAGGAGAAGTATTATTACGTACTAGGAAAAGAACAATATATGGGTTAGGGCTAGGAATAAATCAAACTCTACAACCAGCAATATCAGGTAGGATGTATTGGAAGATAGGTAAAAAATAAATAAAGACTTAAAAATTATAGGTATTTAAAAAATCAAAATAGAATTTTAAAGTATACCATGAGTAGTTCAAATGTTGATTTAAAAAATATAATTAGACAAGAATACATTAACTGTAGTCGTGACCCTGCACACTTCATGAAAAAGTATTGTTTTATTCAACACCCACAAAGAGGGCGTGTTATTTTTAATCTATACCCCTTCCAAGAAAAAACCTTACATTTATTAAGAGATAACCCATATTCAATTATCTTGAAATCAAGACAGTTAGGTATATCTACTTTATCTGCAGGTTATTCTTTATGGATGATGTTATTCCAAGCCGATAAGAATATACTTTGTATTGCTACAAAGCAAGAAACAGCTCGTAATATGGTTACGAAGGTGAAATTCATGTATGAAAATTTACCTTCATGGCTTAAAATCCCAGCTGATGAAAATAATAAATTATCACTTAGATTAAATAATGGTTCACAGATTAAAGCCACATCTGCTTCAAGTGATGCAGGTAGGTCTGAAGCCGTATCTTTGCTTTTAATTGATGAAGCTGCATTTATTGAACAAATCGGTGAAATATGGGCTTCAGCGCAGCAAACATTAGCTACTGGTGGTGGAGCGATAGTATTATCCACACCCTACGGTACAGGGAATTGGTTCCACAAAACATGGGTTTCTGCTGAAAATAATGAGAATGATTTTGTACCCATCAAATTACCTTGGTATGTTCACCCTGAACGAGATGAAACATGGAGAAAAAGACAAGATGAACTTTTAGGTGATCCTAGAATGGCAGCCCAAGAATGTGATTGTGATTTTAACACATCAGGTGATACTGTATTTCATAGTGAATGGATTGAATTTATTAAAGAAACAACTATCCAACCCCCAGTTGAAAGAAGAGGTGTTGACCAAAATCTTTGGATTTGGGAACCTGCAGATTACTCTAGAGAATATATGGTTACAGCTGATGTTGCTAGAGGTGATGGGAAAGATTTTTCGGCTTGTCATGTGATAGATGTAGCAACAAATACACAAGTTGCAGAATATAAAGGTCAAATCCCACCTAAAGAATTTGGGTTTTTCTTAACAGGATTAGCCACAGAATATAATAATGCGATGTTAGTAGTTGAAAATGCTAATATTGGGTGGGCAACTTTAGATGCCATTTTAGAAAGAGGATACAGAAATTTATACCAATCACCAAAATCAGATCAACGTACTGTAGAATCATATTTACGTGCATTTGAAGGTAATAGTGAAATGATTCCAGGGTTTACTATGTCTATGAAAACAAGACCCCTTTGCATTAATAAATTTAGAGAGTTTGTTGGTGATAGAAGTGTAACAATTCGTTCAAAACGATTATTAGAGGAAATGAAAGTATTTATTTGGAAAAATGGAAGACCTGAAGCCCAAGGAGGATATAATGATGATTTAGTTATGGCATTTGGTATTGGTATGTTTTTAAGAGATACATCATTAAAATTCCAACAACAAAGTATGGATTCAGCTAGAGCAGCTTTAAGTTCTGTAAAATCAAATAAAATAGGTTATAGTGGTGGGTATTCTCCAAATGGTGATGACAACCCATATAACATGAATGTGGGGGATAAAAAAGAGAGCATCAATTGGTTGCTATAATATATTTATAATAATAACAAAACAACATAAAATGGCAGATAAAGGTTTATTTTCAAGACTACAAAGATTATTTTCTACTGATGTAATTATTAGAAATATAGGGGATAATCAACTTAAAGTTTTTGATGTTAATAGCATTCAAAAATCTGGAGATATTGAAACAAATGCTTTAGTAGATAGATTTAATAGAATTTATTCTAATTCAAGTACCTCATTATATGGTCAACAAGCTAATTTTAACTATAATTATTTAAGACCTTCATTATATTCAGACTATGATGCAATGGATACTGATGCAATTATCGCATCTGCCCTTGATATAATCGCAGATGAAAGCACTTTAAAGAACGATATGGGTGAAGTGTTATCAATTCGTTCATCCGATGAGGACATTCAGAAAATACTTTATAATTTATTTTATGATGTATTAAATATTGAATTTAATTTGTGGCCTTGGGTTCGTAATTTATGTAAATATGGTGATTTTTTCCTTAAATTAGAAATAGCTGAAAAATTCGGAATATATAATGTAATACCATATACAGCTTTCCATATTGAAAGAATGGAAGGGGTAGATAAAGAAAACCCCGCTGAAGTTAAATTTAGGTTTGATCCTGAAGGGGTTTCTGCTTCATCTGGAAACGGTTACCATAATACCTCAGGTGGTGGGTTAAATTCAAATTCTATTATGTTTGATAATTACGAAATGGCTCATTTCCGTTTATTAACTGATATGAATTTCTTACCCTATGGTAGATCCTATATTGAACCAGCTCGTAAATTGTTTAAACAATATACGTTAATGGAAGATGCAATGTTAATTCACAGAATTGTACGTGCACCTGAAAGACGTATTTTCTATATGAATGTTGGTTCTATACCTCCAAATGAAATTGATGCATTTATGGAAAAAACAGTTTCTAAAATGAAACGTACTCCATATGTTGATCAAAATACAGGTGAATATAACCTAAAATATAATATGCAAAATCTAATGGAAGATTATTATATCCCGGTAAGAGGTAATGATATGAGTACTAAAATTGAAAATGTTAGTGGTTTACAATGGGATGGAATCCAAGATGTTGAGTATTTAAGAGACAAATTATTTGCTGCTCTTAAGGTACCTAAAGCATTTATGGGGTATGATGAAAACACAGATGGTAAAGCTACACTAGCAGCCCAAGATATTAGATTTGCTCGTACAATTGAACGTATACAGAGAATTATAACATCAGAATTATATAAAATTGCTTTAGTTCATTTATATACTTTAGGGTATAGGGATGAACAATTATCCAATTTTGAATTTTCAATGACTACACCTTCAATCATTTATGATCAAGAAAGAGTAGCATTGATGAAAGAAAAAATGGATTTATCTAAGGAAATGGTAGATTCAAATCTATTTCCATCTGATTGGATTTATGATAACATTTGGCATTTTAGTGAAGATCAATATGATGAATACCGAGATCTTATTCGCTCAGATGTTAAACGTAAATTCCGTTTAAGTCAAATAGAAGCAGAAGGAAACGACCCTGTTGAAACAGGTAAATCATATGGTACACCTCATGATTTAGCTTCATTATATGGTAGTGGAAGAATGCAATCAGATCCAGGAAATGTACCTGCAGGGTACAATGAAGATGAAAAACCCCAAGGTCGTCCTAAAGAAAAAGCATCTAAGCGAAATACCCAAGATGATAATTTTGGTAAAGATAGATTAGGTGTTAAAGGGATGAAAAACGATTACAATAGTAATAGTAAACTTAAGGTTGATTTTAAAGGAGGTTCTCCACTTGCTTTAGAAAATAGTCAAGTTTTTAAACATAAATCAATGCTAAAAACCATTCCATTTTCCAAAAAACAACTAGTATTTGAAGAAGATAAAAAAGGAAATTCACTTTTAGATGAATCAAATATTAAGGGGTAATAATTTTAACATATTTATAAATAAATAAGTATTGATGTATATAAAACATTCAAAATTTAAAAATACTGGTATTCTATTTGAGATATTAGTAAAACGAATTACAGCTGATACCTTGTCGGGGAATGATTCCACAGCTATTAAGATCTTAAAAAAACATTTTGTAAATACTGAATTGGGTAAAGAATATAAACTTTACGAAACTGTATTTAAGTCTAAAAATGTTAGTGAGACTAAAGCAAGTGCTACCCTTACTACAATATTAGAGGCTTCACAGAAACTTAATAGAACAAAATTAAGAAAGGAAAAATATAATTTAATTAAAGAATTAAAAGAATTTTATAATGTAGATGATTTGTTTAGAACTAAACTTTCAGATTATAAAGCACAAGCTGCACTATATATTCTATTTGAAGTTTATAATACCCCCAATCAAACAAATCATAATCAAATTATTGATAACAAAGTCACACTTTTAGAACATTTAACTAAAACCCCAATTGGGAGAGATGAAATAAAAGAGGATGTATTTGAAGAATTTAAATCATATGATAAAGATTTACGTACATTAACTTATAGAATTATGTTGGAGAAATTTAACGATAAATATTCTGATCTAAATTCAAGACAAAAATATATCCTTAAAGAATTTATAACATCAGTTGATTCAACCCCACTCATGAAAGAATTTTACAATTCTGAGATAAAGTATCTTCAAAAAACAATACTAAGGGAAATTGTAAAAACTAATGATAAAACAATAAAAATTAAACTTCAAGAAATTTTAAAGTTTATGGTTGAATTAGATAAAAAAAGTAATATTAAAAACGATCATTTAGTTGATTTATTACAATATCATAACTTATTAGAAGAACTTACAATAGCGAATGGGTAAATTTAAATACAATATTAAGGAAATTAAAAAACCTAAAGATGTAGATCCAACATTAATTAATAGGTTAGAAAAGAATTATGGTCCTGTTAAAGATTCAGATTTTTTTAATGATAATTTAGACACATACTATAAAACTT